CCGAACCGGAAGCCTCGCCACCGGATCCGGCCTCTTCGAGGTGCTTGGTCAGCGCCTCCTTCTGCTGCCGGGTGATGGTCTTCTCCGCCGTGATCACATACTTCACATTCGGGTGGCCGGAGGCGGTGTCGTAGGCGCGGCGCATCAGCGCGTCGATGATGTTGAGCGGCGTGTGCAGGCTCTCGATGGCGGCCGGGGCCTTGTTGTATTCGACCAGGCCAGTGAGGCTCGGGAAGGCGATCTCGGCGGCGTAGGATGTGTCGCCGCTGTTCATCCGCTCAGCTGTGCGCCGGCTGGGGAGAACCGTCATGTTTTCCCCAAGGCCGTATTCGTACTTGTCCACAACCCCTCTGGAGTTGAGCACGCCGCGAACGTGCTTGGCGGCGAGCGGGTAGAGGCCGGTCGGATTGTTGCTGACGCCGACGCCGACCTTGAAGTGGGCGCGCGCGTAAAGCATCAGATTGAGCGCGATCCAGTACTGGAACTGCTGGCTGGTGTAGGTGTCGTTCGGCGATTTGAGCAGCTCGTTGATCGCCTTGATCCTGGCCGGACCGGCCTGCTCGCTGACCTTGGTGTCAGGATCGGCCTCGCAGTACCACGGCACCGACTGGACGCTGGAGGCGATGAAATTGGTGATGCGGTACAGTTGCGGCGATTTCCGCTGCGCGTCGTCGGCGGTGGTGATCGCCTTGGCCGACAGGAAGCGGACCGACTGGCCGGCCATGATGTAAATCGGACTGGCCGGCTCGTCCTTGTCGTCACGGTCGGGCTTCTTCTTGGTGAACCAGTCGGTGAGTGACATCGGCTACACCTGCCGCCGCGTTGCCACCGCACGGCGCTGCATGGCCTGGGCCTGCATGATCTGCGGCGGCGTCTGGCGTGGCGCGTTGCCTGGCCGCAATGTCGAGACCACGCGCACCGTCGGTGCGTGCTGGCTTTGCGGGCTATAGCCACCCGTCATGGGTCTTGCGTAAGTCTTGCCGCCGCCACAACCACATCCCACAATGTTCTCCTACCAAAGTTTCAAACTGAGCACGCCGCCGGTATCGTCGTCCATCAGCGCGGTCTCTTGCGCCACGTCCTCGGTGGCGTATCGTGTCGCGTCCCAGCCGTGGTTGAACGAGTCGACCGGTGTCGAGAGTGCCTGGTTGGTCAACTTGTCGGTCATCCACGAATACAGATGAGCTTCCTCCTGCATCTTCTCGCAATTGGGATCGATGACAATCTCGAACCCCTGAAGAAACAGAATGCCGCTCTTGACGCTGCCTGGGCCTTTCTTGGCTGGCAGGGCGTTAATACCACGACTTTGCAGAAACTCTATCGTGCCGGGCTGGCTCGAGTCACACTTGACCATGTCGCCGTCCTCCCGCGTGATCGAGCGCACCATGTGCGGCAGTTGATCCATGGTGACACGACCCATGGCCTCGGCGGCAATGTAGATCTGCTTTTTCTCCGGTATGACGAACACCTTGACGACAAAAGACGGATCCGACCCGAAGCCGAAATCCATGCCGTAGTACGGCGCAATGTTCGACGGCAGCTCCGGGCGGCCGATCTTGATGTTGGTGAACACCTTGGTCTCGTATGAGACGTCGTAGGCGCCCTCCCAGACGTGCTGGTAGCGGGCGAAGTTGCCCGCCTTCAGCACCGCCATCTCGTTCGGCATCTCGGTGGTCTCGAAGAACGGGTTGTCGCGGAAACTCACCTCGGTGACGATTGAACGCGGCGGCGGCTCGCCTTTCCTGAAATACATGTCGACCGGGTCGGTCGGATTGACCGGGTTCCATGTCCAGATCAACTCCGACCCGGCGGCTCGCACGGTTGGCAAGAGGATCTCCATCGAGCGTGCGGAGATGGTGCGCGCCTCCTCGATCCAGACGATGTCGGCGCCTTCGAGCGAACGGATGCTTTCCACGTTGCGCTCGAGGCCGACGAAGATGAACTGGCTGTTGGTGCCGTTGTGGATGATGTAGCGGTCGGTGATGGTGTACTGGTTGGTCATGCCGAGCGCGCGGATCCGCTTCTCGATCAATTCCTTGGAGCTGTCACGGATCGAATTCTGAAACTGCCTGGCGCAAACCACACGGCGGCGCTTCTGCGATGCCCTGATCGGCAGGTAGGTGGCGACACTCCACGACTTGGCCGAACCCCGGCCGCCGTGCAGCGCCTTGTGCCGGATGTTCTCGGCAAACAGCGTGTCGATGAACTTCTGGCCGAGCTTGGCCTCCGACGCCGCGCTGCGGCCGGACACGGTCAGCGACGTCGACGAAGCGAGCCGCGCCTCGACCGGCAACTGGTTCAGGCGATTGCGACGAGCAGCACGGCCAGCCATAGGACGCTACTCACGAGTGTGCCGACGGCGATGCCCCTGAATATCATGCAGCAGGGGCAGGTGGTGAACAGACTGAGCGCGAAACGCGAAGTCCAGTGGGTCTCGTTCTGGCACCAACTGGGGAAAAACGTCACCGAGGCCCAGGCGAGAAAATTCGACAGCGCCGTGTTCTCCCAGTCCGGCACGTTGCCGTCGTGATCGACGTCGGCATCCGGCGACGGCCGGTAGGCAAACGGGTTGGTCATCGAAGCGACCCGATCATCGAAGCGACCCGATCACTGATTATCTATCGTCAGCACTTCAGCTGGCGGCAGGTAGGTGCCGGACGGGACGCCGACGATGTTGACGGTCTCGACGAACACCGGACCGCGTCCGCTGTTGGCCTCCGGCGCGTTGGCGACGTTCATGCCGTAGCCACGGCTGCGGTGAACGGTCGAAAGATAGTAGAGAATGCAGCGGACGTCGCCAGCCTCGATCAGTTCGAACAGTTTCTTCTCGGCGACGTCGCCCATGGTGTTGCGGGCGTGCTCCAGCGATTCGATGCAGACCTCGTGCTTCTCGATGTAGCGCAGCAGCGTCTCGCGGCCCATGCCGAGGTCGATGCAGACGTCGTTGACGAGGCCCTTGTTCTTCAGCAGCAGGTTGCAGACCTTGAGCGGGTTGATGCCGAACTTCTGCTCGGTGCGGCGGATCGCGGCGGCCTGCTTCTGTTCCGGGGTCGGCTTCGGAGCGGGCGCTTTCTTGACGTGCTTGTATTTCAGCTTCGGCCGTTTGGCCGGCGTCTTGCTGGATTCGACGAAGCGGTTCTTGCGGCGCTTGAACGGCACCTTGCGGCCTTCCGGGCCGGCCTGGTCTCTGAACGGTTTGTCATTCATGCTTGCGACTCGGGCTGGAGAAGGCGCCACCCGTGGTGCCTTCCGGACGCGGTCGCCGGAGACACACGGTCAATCCGGAAGGTGATCGCGGCGGAATTGACTGGAAACTACGTTGCGGCGTGGCCGTTCGTCAACTGGGCCGGGTCGACCGTGGCCCGTGCGCCGCCGAACAGCGGCATCAGCAGCTCGGCCAGACGCGGGCTGTTGGTCTGCACCAGGATCGACTGCACCATCGCCAGCACGCCGCAATGGAGCGTGACGGCATCGCCCTTGTGCAGGATCTCGTCGAAGTCGCCGCGCCGCTCGGCCTCGCGGACCGCCTCGATCACGTCGTGCGGCGCCCGCCACGGGTGGCCGTCGTTGTCGGCCAGCACCGGCCGGTAACGGGTGACGCCACGGGCCATCCTGATCGCCGGGTGATCGGCGTGATTGATGCGAACGAGGATGTAGCGGGGGAACAGCGGGTAGCAGCGCATGACGAATGTGCCGGGGCGGGTGTGATGGCGCTTTTTGATCTGCGGCAGGTAGGGGGTGAGACCGAAGCGGGTCAGTTCGGTCTGGGCGATGTATTCGGCGGCAGGCTCGGTGAGCACCGCCGCCCAGTCGGTCCGGGCCATGGGAATCCCCGCTGCGGAGCAGGGATTGATACGTCAGGTGCGCGGTTTAGTCGAGCGACCCATTGGTATGGGGAATTATATACATGACTCCCTTTTCCACAGCTAAGCCTCATTTTCTTTCCTCGCCTTGGCCGCGCGCCGCTTACGCTTCTTCGCGGGCTTCGATTTGGGCTTGGGGCGATAGGCGAGAACCACGTCAGTTATCGCGTCGAGGGCTTTGGGCGGCTTGGGACGTTTCATGGCTTTGCTGCCGCGTGCTTTTCCCACGCACGATCAAGCAGGGCTTTGTCTTCTGGCGTTAAAGGCTCATCGCGTTCGGCCAAGTCCGAATCTTGTGCACGTATTTCGGACAACTCGGCCCGAAGCCGCTGATTGTCCTCACGCACGGCCTCCAAGAGATTGCGAAGCTGGATGGTATCCTCAGCACGGCGCGCGTAAATCAGTACCTGGTTAGCTAGGGCGCTGTTTGCCGATTCCAGCTTTTGAACCCTGGCGAGAGCTTTTTCGAGCGCATCGCGGGTGCCTTCCAGCATCTCAGCAAGGCTGTCATTGTTCGGGATAATCATAGGACACCTTTCATGATCGCAGGCAAATCCAAGCACCTGCATGTTTGTCGCACCGCAGTCTGAGCAATAGCGTCTCATCATTGGATCAGTGCCTTGTAGGTCAGGCGCTTGCCCTTCGTGCCGCTCACAAAGCTTTCCAGCCGCTCCATGGTGTGACGCTTCACGTTGCCGTCATTCAGACGGAAGGCAAATTCGTCAACGTAGCGGCCAAGGTGCTTTTTGCTGGCGTGGTGATAGACGCCAATCAGGCCGCGCTTCATGACCGCGAACACGCTTTCAACGCCGTTGGTGGTCACGCTATCGCGGACGTATTCGCCTTCGCTGTGGTTGACAGTTTCGTGGTTGAAGAACAGCCCGCCAAGGCCACGGTAAACGCCAGCTTCATCGGTGTGCAGCGTGGAACCGGCGGCGACGTGTTGGTGAATTTTGGTGTGCAGGGTCGCCATGTCGGCATCTTCAACCGCCATGGCTTTCATCTTGCCGCCGCGCTCGCGCATGGCGACAACGGCAGTCTTGCCGACCGTCCCGCGACCGGCTTTGAGCTTCTTGGACTCGTGCTTGTTCTTTTCGATGCCGCCGACATAGGTTTCGTCGATTTCGACGATGCCTTGCAGTTTGGTCAGGTCGTCGCCGCAGGCTTCGCGAAGGCGATGCAGGACGAACCAAGCCGACTTTTGCGTAATCCCGATTTCCTTCGCCAATTGCAGGCTGGAAATGCCCTTGCGGGCCGTGACCAGCAGATACATCGCGTAAATCCACTTGTGCAGCGGGACATGGCTGCGCTCGAAAATGGTTCCCGTCCGCACCGTAAAATCCTCTTTGCACTGGTTGCAGCGGAAGTAGCCGCCCGCCCGCGCCGTGATCCGCTCGCCAAGGCCACAGACCGGGCACTTGGGGCCTTCCGGCCACAGACGCCCCTCCAAATAGACCCGCGCCGTCTCTTGATCCGGGAACATCGCGAACAACTCAAAGGTGGAAATCGTGGACTTACTCATGACCCATATCCCTCGTTTCTATGGGCAAAATCTAGTCAAAAATGGCGAGGGAGTCAAGTATATAGTTCCCTTGGTATGCGGCTGCGCAGCAGCCGGGCGACCGGGCCGGGGATCGGGAGGTTGCCGAAGTGGTAACGCTGGCAGGTGCGCCACGAGAGGCCGAAGAACTTTGCCGCCGTCATGGCGTCGTTGATGTGGAGGCGGACACAGAGCTGCTGGAACTCGATATAGTCCATCGGGGCGTCGTCGACCGCGTTGGCGGTGAAGGTGGTGTTCCAGTTGAGCGTGGCCTTCTTCGACAGGCGCATGTCACCACCGCCGGCGTCCGAATATCATGCCCAGCCCGAACATGGCGGAGGCAAACGGGAACAGCCGTATGAGCATGAGCACGCCGCCCAGCAGGCAGAACACACCGGCCCAGAGCAGAACCATGCCGACGGCGTGCCGGTCGACGGCGGGGCTGCTAATCGCAAACATCACGCCGACGCCAATCGCGAGGGCGGCAAACACCCAGCCG